TCAAAACATGTAAAGCCTTGCAAGCCATTGCGAGGCCTTATGTGTCTCAGTTTTGTCCCACCTTGTATTACGACTTGCATAGCCAATGAAGATAAACGTGACGACAAACGGCGCAGCGGTCTTCTTTTCCTTTATACTTTCCCCACCCAGCATGCATACCTTCTACCATAACTGTAGTGAATGTCTGTTATGGGCGAAGAGCGGAAAAAGCATACTGAGATCGCCCGGAATATGTCCCATACTTTTGATGAGCTAATTGTGTACCTCAAGGTGGATGTCGAGGCTTAACCTCGTAGTTATCATCTGCGCGTACCTTTTCAAACAGTTTGTTATCGCTAGCAAATAACATCTAAGGCTTCAGGGCCAATAGATAGATATTGACTAAGCTAAATAGTTTGATTACTCTTCGAAAATTGATTAAATAAATTTTAATTGGATGGTAAACATGGAAAACAAAAAAAGTTGCGTTTATTGTAAAAGCACAACAAACTTAACTAAAGAACATATTTTCCCTTCAGCAATAATTAAAAGTTTTAATGTTGAACTTTTATCGATGACTGATAAGAGTGACTACCATTTTAAAGGCGATCCAGTTATTGGGGATGTATGCGCTGAGTGTAATAATGGAATACTGTCGCAACTAGATGCTGATTTCGTAACTTGTTTTAAAAATCAGATGCTAACACCTTTAAAACCCGGAAATGAAATAACATTTGAATATGAATATGATTTATTATTACGTGAACTTCTAAAGATATCATATAATTCAGCGAGGGCATCAAATGGTGGTTATAATGCCAGAGCCATTTTAGAAAAATACATACCATTCATAATCACTGGCAATAAAAACAAAAATGTAGATAGTATAATTCTTTCCCTTCTAATTGTAACTTCTGCAAATATGGTTAATCTGGAAACTGGTAAACATGAAGAGCCTTTAGAACCATATCTATTAAGAAGCGCATCGATTGGTGGTTTAAACCTCAACCCTAACAATTATATTGTTAGGATGGTTGCATTTAATAGCTTTTGGTTTTTCTTGTTAATTCCAAAGAGGCCAGTTACATCCAAAGTGAAAAAAGAATTTTGGGATGAATTTAAAAGAAAAAATCATCTGCATGGAGTTTTGTTAAAAAGAAACAACACGTCAATAAAGATCACAAAAGATAAAACGACATATTTGCATCCTGACTTAATAGAAAAGATGTGGCGAAAAATAAAGTAGAACAAATTTTCCAGTTGACAATACCAAAAATAATTAATGGGGACTAGGTTAAATGACGCAGTGGAACAAACTCACCAGAGAAGAAAATTAATGGTATTAATGTTCAATGTATTCATTACTGTAACCTAGCCCCTACTAATTTATTCACTATATTGCTGAGTATGTCCGCATCTGGCACATAGCAGCCCTAGAGATAGGAGCACACAGTCATAGATGGTCGGTGGGAGGTAGTGAAAATCCTCTCATACAATAAATACGTAAAATCGATAACGGCCGGAAATCATTCAATTCCCGCACTATCGAACGTTCACCAGCCAACCGCAGCACGTTCTTGCATACGACGTGCTACGGTTTCATTTATCTCCGACCGGAAACTTCTTATACAGTGTCGATATACCAACATCATAGATGATCGCCACCTTCTGGCGAGGAACGCCTGATGCAATTAATCGCCCGGCCTGCGCCCATTGTTCTGGTGTAAGTTTGGGACGACGTCCACCAATTCGTCCCTGTGCGCGAGCAGCTTCCAGTCCAGCTTTTGTTCGTTCAACAATCAGTTCTCGTTCCATTTCAGCCAGGGCACCCATGACATGAAAAAAGAAACGGCCCATTGGGGTACTGGTATCAATACTGTCAGTCAGGCTTCGGAAATTCACGCCACGCTGGCGCAACTCTTCTATCAGCGTAACAAGATGCCGCATACTGCGCCCTAACCTGTCCAGCTTCCAGACAACCAGAGTGTCACCTGCCGATAATGTCCTGAGCAGTTTTTTCAGTCCGGGCCTTTCGGACTTCGTACCGCTTATCTTGTCTTCAAAAATCAGTTCACATCCTACACAGTTCAACGCATTACGTTGTAGATCGGTGTTCTGGTCATTTGTTGATACGCGTACATAGCCAATAAGCATGGTGGATCTCCCTGACAAAAGCAGGAATGATGCCATTTGCTCGTTATTTCTGCATTTTCATAAACGTTGGTTTGGGAGAAGGTTCGGCATTACCCGTTGGCGTGCCTGTTCCGTGGCCTTCCGCCACTCCGCCAACAGGCTGGCTGAAATGCAACGGTGCCGCTTTTTCTGCTGAAGAATACCCGGAACTGGCAAAGGCTTATCCGACAAATAAATTGCCTGATTTACGTGGTGAGTTTATTCGTGGCTGGGATGACGGGCGTGGAGTGGATAGCGGTCGTACTTTATTAACGAATCAAGAGCATGCAGTAATTTCTCATAATCATGGAATACCTACAAAAGTGGGGTCAGTTACTAATATCCCGTATGGAATAGAACAGGTTATATCTGATGAAACCATTTTTTCATCAGCAAAAACAGTTGGTGTGGATTACTGGTCTAACAGTGAGCGAGTTTTTACTTATACCACTGGTGGAAGAAATGGTGCTGAATCAGTGAGTTCACCTGATGCCTCCTCTTTAATTAAAGAAACCAGACCACGGAACCTGGCATTTGCGTATATCGTGAGGGCTGCATAATGGATTACGCTGTATTAAATAACGAATTTATCGCCACCCAAGCAGGAAATATTACGGTTTATAACTATGATGGTGAAACACGGGAATATATTTTCACATCAACTGAATATCTTGCTGTGGGTGTCGGCATTCCGGCATGTTCCTGTTTAGATGCTCCTGGCTCATACAAAACTGGGTATGCAATCTGCCGTTCTGCAGATTTTAACTCATGGGAATATGTGCCAGACCATCGTGGTGAAATCGTCTTTAGCACAGAAACAGGAGAATCAAAAGAAATCAAAGCTCCGGGTGATTACCCTGAAAATACAACCACTATCGCCCCTTTATCTCCATACGATAAATGGGATGGTGAGAAATGGGTAACCGATACTGAGGCACAGCATAGCGCCGCAGTAGACGCGGCAGAAGCACAGCGCCAGTCACTGATTGATGCTGCAATGGCTTCCATCAGTCTGATTCAGCTGAAATTACAGGCCGGACGGAAACTGACGCAGGCAGAAACAACCCAGCTTAACGCTGTGCTGGATTACATTGACGCGGTGACGGCAACAGATACCAGCACCGCGCCGAATGTCATCTGGCCTGAACTGCCGGAGGCGTAGGCCATTCAATATCTGGAGCACTGGAGGGATCAACCAGTTCCAGTGCGTCCAGATAATCCAGCCATAAATTATATTGCGCCAGTTCCTCACCTTTCAGACGACCAATAGCTGCTTTACCTGGCCATTGCCTGTTATTCATGTGCTCATTGGCAGTATCTATGCGCCGCTGACGCTCGTATTCTGCCATCTTTATCAGTTCTTCAGGTGCCAGTGGCGGAATATCACTCCATACGGGATAACCATCATCACCCGCAATCCTCATTTTTCCCTCCGGTGGCTTCTGAAATGCAGAAAAAGTTTCTTCATCAACCTCCACGCCTTTTTCTGGCCATAACCCCACGGATTCATAATGTAATTTCAAAGCCAACGGATAGAAGGCGTTAGTTTTTGCATCATAAATATATTTGTTCATTTTTATTTCCCTATTGCAATCCAGTTAGCGCCAGCACCCGTTCCGCCAGTACGAGAACTCATTAAATAAAATGCAAGTAGTCCGCCTCCTGCCGGAGTTGTCGCAAAGGCAGGGCAATCTGTCGCACCGTTAATTGCACTGTCAAAAGACGTGGCAATACGATAACCAGATGTAAAAGGAATCGGGAAGTTAACAGTTGTTGGATAGCCGATTGGCCCTGCAATACTGACGCCAAACTGTATGATTGTACCATCCGGAAATTTCATCCAGCCTGGCCCCGACGTGAAGCTAGCCATATCCGAGATCTGATTTACCCCGGTTCCAACCTCCCGTTTTGCCGCTTCTCCCAAACCAAGGTTTTCGAGAGCCGTTTTCACCGTGCCGTCCGATTTGATATCGCCAAACGGATTTTTGCGGCTTAACAGTAGCGCCCGAAGCGCGGTAAGCAACTGGTCGTGCCGCGCCTTCTCCAGGCTGGCACCGGATGCCTCCACCACGCTGCAAAGTTCCTCCTGCAACATGTCAAAGTAGTCATCATCCAGATCGGTGGCAGGCGTGCCTGTCTGGGGGTTACCACGGGTAAAACCGTTCTTACCCGCGCCGAACTTATCCTTTTGCGCGGTTTTCGTGTCTATACGATGCATGGATTACTCCGGATATTTAAAAATTACGTAGGTATGCGATGGGCAGAGTTTGTTAAGCACGCACTCGATAACGGTGTCCCCCCAGATACGCAGTGCGGAATCGCAGGGATCGCCACATGTCATCCAGGTGGTGTTGGTGGCAGCTGGCATATTGACCTGCCAGTAATACCGCCATTCCGGCGCATTCACCGCGTCAGTACAGGCCGATGAGCAGGTGAACGTGCTTTTGTCGTATCGCGTGATGGTGGCATCTGGTCTGCCCAGGGCAGCAAGCTGTGCAAGATAAAAATCCTCGTTGATGCCACCCGCCAGGTTAACCTTCGCATCCAGCCGTTGCTGACGCTGGCGAAGGGTCTGTGTCCCTGCGGGAATACATTCATCCGGCAGGCCACACAGACGCTCCCAGCGATTTATCAGCTCGGTGGTGGTGCGCGGATCAAGCTCCCGCATCAGGGCATCCGCACGCTGATGAACGCGGGTTAATGAAGGTGCCGCACCGGCAATCGCCGGATCGCTGGCTGACCATGCAGGACCGGGCGGCAACAGTGCCGATAACAGGCGGATGTAATCATCGTTTGTCACGTCCATGAAATCGTCCCCAGAACCGCCAGCTCATTTTTCGCAATGGAGATATTGTCCACCGGTGCAAGCAACTGATGGCTGTATTCCCCGTTCGCACCGGAAATCGCCTCACTGATACGCGATACCTTCAGTTCTCCCTGCGGATAACCATCACGCAGCAGGAACGAACGCAACTCCGCGGTAATGGCAGCCCGTATTTCTGGTGTGTCCGGCGTCACGCGGATATGAAAATCCACCGTATGTGCCACCGGCCTGAATACATACAAATCAGAGCCTGCCACCGGGGCCAGTGGCTCAATGTGTTGTCTTGCCGCCGTTTCCGTTGATTCTTCCGGAATGGGATTAATCAGGTCACTGCTGGCAATCATCACACCGACAGTTCCCGTTCCCATCCAGTGACGGTATGTCCATGCGCGGGTAATGCCGGACACTTCTTTAGCCCAGACGACATAGTCCCCGTCAGCCCCGCCCTGAGGCGTCCAGTAATACCGCTCAATGACGCGGGCGCGCCACGTTTCCAGCTCTTCAGTATCAAATCCACCTGTCAGGGTATCTGCCACGCCGGAAGACGGCAGACCATTAACCGGCGTGACCAGGATTAATGACGTACCGTCGTCAGCGTTACCGACCGCGCCTGCACTTGAGCAGGCGATCGGCACGCGCAGGACACCACCGGAGCTGGTTGCATCGGCAGTTGCCGTGTACTGAACCAGGTCATCGCGCTGAATAACACTCCCGGCAGTCACCTTCAGGCCATCGCTGACACCTTCCCAGCGCATATACCCGCTGGCAGCCGTGGCCCCCTTGCGCGGACACCGTTTCATCGCAGCATGTCGCGCCAGCCAGGACTCATCGCACAGGTCAGGCAGCATGTTCATTGCCAGATAATCGATGTACCCGTAAACCGTATGCAGCGCCGCCGCATACACCTTTGCCCGCACGTCTTCATCCATGCGCCGGAGCGTGTCGCTGACGTCCAGCCTGGCGAATAAATCGTTACGGAGCATACTGATATTTTCTGCCAGCGTCGGGCGCTGAAATTCACTGTCCGCCATGCGTTATCGCACTCCACAGATCATCAAAAGAAATCATTACCGGTCCGTCACGACGCCAGAGAGTGATACTGTTACCCAGTTCATTAATCCCGGTGCGGCGGATATCCAGATCAATACGGGACACCACGCCGTCATCAATCATCCATTGCAGGCATTCGCGGATATACCCCCTTACTGTCTGCACCAGCTGATTGGTCAGTTTGCTGCGCTGAAGCAGCCACAGTCGGGAGCCGTAACGGTCATTCTGTACCGCAGGCCAGGTATCCCCCCACCATCCCATCGGGACGTCGGCATTGTCATCAGGCTCCGCCCGCCGCCAGGTGAACAGGGAAATCACCACAGCGCGGGTCAGCGGCTCCAGCGGTGCGCTGGCGCAGGTGCGTTTACCGTTCACCGTCAGCCACAGTTCCATCATGCCTCCATCGCTTTATCAGGTTTGTCGGTGTTACTGCCCTGACCGTTCTCTCTGTGACGATGCCCGTTATAGGCAAGCCGCATCGCTGACATGGTGGTGCCGCCGGAGTCGCACAGGTCTTTCACCTGTCCGGTCACTTCCAGGTCCATTTCAAAACGTGCTCTGGGCGCATTGCGAAACGTGATCGTTTTACCTGCACCGTCCACCACGATACCCGCCCGGGTCAGCGTCACGGACTGCCCCTGATCGTCATAGACAGCCACCTCACCCGTCTGCAGCCCTTTCAGGCGGTAGCGCCGGTCCGACACCGTAACAACCACCGCATGAGAACGGTCGCCATCCGGAAACAACACCACCGCTTCCGCACCGCTGTTTGCCCTTGCGGTAAAACCGTAGGGTTCAAGATGTTCAACCCCGGCTTTGGGTTCACCGGCAATCAGGGACACATCCACGGTCTGACATTTCGTGGCGGCACTGATGCTTTTCACCACGGCCCGCCCAATCAGGCCGAGGAGTTGTCGCTGCATGGCTTCAATCGTCCTCATCAGAACGGGTCCTCCTGTACTCTGGCTTTTTTCTTTTTCCGCGCGCCGGGGGCTTCGGGTTCAGGCAGATAAGCATCAGGTGGGCCGACACGGATTTCCGTCAGGGTGCCGTTCTGGTCCTGAGTAAACGTGACTTCCGAGACAAGCAGTTCGGTATTGTCGAAACCACAGACCGGATCGAAGACAATCACCCGCTGGTTGGGCTGCCACAGCGTACCGTTACCCTGTCGCCAGCCCTGCACCACATAGGTGGTTTCATCCGTCCGCGCCGCCCGTTGTCGGGCTTCAAAGTCAGCACGCGCAATACAGCCTGCCCCCGTAGCCTGCCCTGTCTGCCTGATATACATCGGACGGTAACGGGCAATAAATGCGTCCTCTGTGCGGGCCCGCAGCGCAGTTGTGGTGGCCTCACCGAAATCATCGTCGTTTCCGGCACGCTGCCCCGCCACCTGGTAAACAGAAAACCGCTCCCGGATACTCTTCTCCGTATCGCAGGAAAGGATGTTTTCCCCGAGTACCAGCGCGGTATGTGCCCGCGTTGAGCCAATACCGCCAATCACCAGCCTGCCGTGCGGGTCGTCATAAGCCAGCGCCTGCTGCTGACCGAGTATTTTGTTAATCACCTCGATCACCGTTTCACCGTGATCAGGCTGGACATCAGGAATAACACCCGACGGCGCACCGCTGTTCACCACCTCAATGCCGAAGGGCGCAGCAAGCGCCTGCGCAATCTGTACCAGTGATCGTCCGTTAAACTGTGTCGGTTCGGCTGCACAATCAATCAGGTCAGCGGTCAGACTGCGTCCGGCAATACCGGTGCTGACCGAACGGGCATCGTAACGAACGGGCGTCGCCTCCACCCAGCCGGTGATCACCAGCTCATCACCAATCAGCACCTCCACTTTTGAACCGTTTTTAATGCGCGGCTGAAGCGTGGTGATACCCTCATCACCCGGCCACTGGCGGGTGATCTCCACACTGAAATCCCGCGCCAGTCGTTCAACACCGGCACCGATGCGCACCGATGTCCAGCCATTCCACTCCCGGCCATTTACCCGTAGCGTGACATTGTCGTTCATTGCACTGGCACCTTCAGAGGGATCACCGGCACAAAGCCGGGATGCGTAATGGCATTACGCCGGATAATGTCCGCATCACGCGCCGCGTTATCAAACCAGGTCGCCGCCAGCACCAGCGCGGGTAAAACCTCATCCGGTGTGCGCTGAATGATCCGTGCAGACTGTTCAAGGCGCGTGTTGATATCCGCATTCAGATCTGCTTTCACCCGGCGCAGTGCCAGAAACAGCGCATCACTGGTTGTACGGGACAACTCCTTATCAATTGCCGTATTCAGTGTGTCGCGAATGTCAGTCAGTTCTTCCCACGTTGGCAGGTCAACCGTGTTTTTCACCGCCGGTGCATTGTTCAGTGCCGGATGCGTGACGGAAGGCCAGCCAGTGCTCTGCGCAGGTGTTGTTGACTGCCCCACTGCGGCATTCTGCATCACCGCGGAAGTTGTTGGCGCAGGCAATCGGGTGACGGCATACGCCGCTTCGCTGATTGCGGTCGTACGAAGGGTGCTGGCAACCTCGTTACGCTGATGCGTCGCCGTGGCGGTGGTTTTACTGTCCGTTTTCCAGACGCCGCGCGGTTGCAGATCGCTGCCGAGGCTGACACCGGAAAGCGTTTTGATCATGGTGACCAGGTCGCTGGCGTTACCATAAAGGCGTTTCCCGGTACGCCACATTTTCTGCACCTGCTCAACGAAATTTTTGCCTGACGATGGTGGCGGCAGAAGTACCGAGATATCCCCCTGCAACAGCCTGGCAGCATCCGATACGGCAGAATCCACCACTTTCATCGCATCAGAAACATACCCAAGCATTGTGCTGGCATTACCGACGACGTCGTTCTGCACAAAATCCGCCACGCCATCGATACTGAAACCGCTGAAGCTGTCACTGATGCAGTCATCCAGTGCAGAACAGGATGACATCAGCGTCTGCGCCGTCGCCGCACCTGATGTGGGGTAAGAGAGTTCTCCCGCTTCGACAAACTTCAGGTCAAAGCGGACAATACGCCCTTCACTCTTCGATGTGCTGACCCGAACCTCTCCGTCAACACAGACTTTCAGCTCACCGTAAGTCGGATGGACAAGCGTGCCGGGACCGGGTTTATTCAGCGCGTCAATCAGGCGATCGCGCTGGTCAAAGCAGTCATCTCCCACCACATAAGCCGTGATGGACGGGCGGAAAGTGATTTTCCCCAGGTCTTCGGTATAGGGTTTGTCGCGGTTCGGGTATTCGTGCGTTTCCACACGACGACCGATTCCCGCACTTTCTTCTTCAACCTTAAACGGCACACCGCGAAATGACGCGTCCTGAAGTCTGTCTTTCCACGTCATATAAACTCCGTACATAAAAAATCCCACCGGAGTGGGACTCATTAACAGATTAATTTTTCATTACCTGCCAAAGCGCGTATAGCCAACATCATGGCTGACATCAAAACCGCTGGATCGCGTTTCCATAACCCGCATACCCGGAGGCGAATTCACAAAAGAGACCTTGATCTCACCATCAACTTTTGGCGCAGTAGCTTTATTAATCATGAAGGGATTCGGGCCTGTGGCATCGGAGGCGTTGTTTGACTGAGCCAGATCTACCGCCGGATAAGGTGTGTATCCCCGTGCCGGTATTCCCGTCCCATAAGCATCATAAGCACCCGCGCCCCACTGCGCAGAGTTAATGGCATCGACCGTGTCTCCGGAACTGTCGGTAAACCACTCAATAATTGGCTTCAGCTTGTCCCACATATCCTGAAACCACTTAACAACCGGCCCCCAGTTATTGATCACCATCCCCAGCGGCGACCAGGCAAAAACTTTCTTAAGGAGTTCCCAGCCAGCCTCAAAATAAGGACCAATGGTTTCCCAGAGCTTCTTGAAATAAGGTCCGACAACATCCCAGTTAGTGATAATTAATCCCGCAGCCAGGGCTATCGCCGTCGCAATCATGCCAATCGGCGTCATCGACATGATCCTGCTGACAATGCTGATGGCACTGCCCACGCCCATCAATCCCAGTTTCAGAATCGCAAGACCGGCAGCAAGCCCGACGACGCCGCGAATAACCCGGGGATTTTCATCCGCAAACTTCGTGAATTTTTCCCCCAACTCCCCCAGCCATTGCGTGATATTTTTAGCGTCACCAGAAAATGCGCCGCCAATAGCTGCAAGACCGTTAGTTGCGGTCCCCGTCATTGCCTCCCACAGGTTGGACAGCGTACCAAGCTGTGCCTGAACACGTTTATTCAGGCTGGCCTGTTTATGCATCTTCTGCTGGATCTGATCGTAACCATCCTTTCCTTTATCGATCAGAGCATTGACCACCTGAAGGGTTTCGGCATCATCACCAAATATTGCCTTAAGTACACCGGTTCGCTTAACGTCGGTCAGTTTTCGCAGCTTTGCCAGTTGCCTGAACATGTTATCAAGACCGCCAAAACTCCCTTTGCCATCAGTAAAATCGAGCTGTACCCCGAGTTTCTGGCGGGCCATGATTTTATTGACGTCCCTGATTTTCTTAACGCTTAATCCGGACTGGATAACTTTTCGCAGGGCATTACCTGCCGACTCCCCGTTCATCCCCATCTGATCCATCATGACACTGATGGGGGCAAGACTCTGTGCAGCCTGAAGACCGTCCTTATTCACCATCTTCAGAACAGAGCTGGTTTTAGTGAAGAATGACAGCATGTTGGTGTCGTCAACGCCCAGATAAAACGCCTTCTGAATTGTGTCGAACAGCCCCATCATGTCTTCTGAGGCCGTTCCGGTAGCATCCTGCATCTTTGCGGCAAACTCGGCAGCCGCTTCCGGTGTTTTTTTCAGTTGTACCGCAAGATAAGCTGTCGCTTTACCCACACCACCCAGAATGTTTTCTGCCGGGATCCCCTGACGCACCAGCATCTGCATCATGTTCTGGAAATCAGCCGTTGTACCGGGTAGCTGGTTACCCAGGCCAATAGCCAGTTTATTGATGTCCTGAAAGCTCTTTCCGACCTCACCGTTCGCATCCATCATGGCAACTTTCAGCCCGGTGGCGGCGTTTTCCTGATCGGCATAAGATTTCAGGGAAAGCGTCAGACCCGCAGCCAGTCCGCCACCAAGCGCCAGCCCACCCTGTGACGCTTCTTCCGCCTGGCGTTTAAATCCCCGGATTTTCTTTTGCATTTTCGACAGCGCGGGAGAAAGCCTGTCGACACCGGTGATCAACGCCTTAAGCTCAAATTCAGCCATGTGTGCGTTTCTCCTGCTCTATCCTGTTTGCCTGACTGACCAGCAAGGGAATTTCACTGATCGGCATATTCAGCAATTCGAAGGGATTAATGCGCCAGTAACTGGCGCAGTCAAAGAAGCGATCAGTGAGGTATTCAGCCGTCAGCCCTGGAGGAAAAAACCGGCCACAAGCCACGCCGCTGCATTCAGGTCTGCCGGAGACATCTGGTCGACAGAGCTTTGCGGCACTTTCGCCAGCCGCACAATGTATTTCGACACCACATGCGCCAGAAGTCTGACGGACTCATCCTGATTCATCTGGTAGGGATACCCCAGCTCGCGGACATCCTTCCCGGTGGGTTCATCAAACTCCAGTACGGAGAGTGTCTCACCATGAGCGATAATCGGTTTCTTTAACTCAAGCTCTTTCATTACTGGTAATCCCCTTCTTCACCGTGGAACTCAAGATCAACCGTGCCTTCTTCGGCATTATGGTTCGCTTCTCCGTGCAGCCAGGCGGACGACAATACATAGACCTGACCGTTCGCCAGCTCGGCAGTGATGGTCATCTCATCAGACGAGGTGATTTTGCTCACCGGAAAATTCTTCGGCACCTTGAAGGTCCCTTTGACATAAGGCGCACGGTGAGTTTCCTTGCGGTCCACTGAACCGTCCAGGCCGATGATGTCATCATTGACCGTCCTGTTCATGGGCACCTCAATGCCGCCGGTCAGCGATAGCTGCTGACCGTCAATTTTGAAATAACAGGTTCCCCCGATACGGGCCATTATGCAGACTCCTCTGAATACTGAAGACGGAACTGGTTAACCACGGCAAAAACACGCAACTGGTTAACATAGTCAGGCGGGAACAGCGTGTTCAGGCGGTTCGGATCGCTGGCATCACGCTCCACAACCAGGTACTGCTTAAACAGTTCGTAGTTTTCCACGATCCCCGCACGCTCAAGCTGACGGTAGGTTGCCAGCAGTTCCCCTTTGATTACCGCCGGGGTGACAATCGCCTGACCGGGACCAAAGCGGGTACCGTCGCTGGCAAGCTTGTGACGCCCGTACTTACTGGTAATGACGGATTTCAGTTTGCGCAGTACATACGCACTGGTATGCAGCGTCTCGCTGTCGAGGTAGCTGTTATCCGCAACCCCGTAAGCGTTTTTCCTGTACGTGGTGACATCACGCTGAATGCGCAGCACCCCGCTTTCGACATACGCCGTTGCCACGCCATGAGACAGCAGGGTCTGCTGCTCGGTCATCGTGAACCGTTTCCCCTTCGGCGCAGGCAGCATACCCACCAGCTCACCGGTCTGCGTGGGACGTGCCGGATCGTTGCGGATAAACACCGCTGCGCGGGCGGTACGGCTTGCCGCCAGCTCGTCGGCAGGCGTCTGGGTCTCTTTTTCGTACCCCGCCAGGGTAATGTGCTGCTGGTTAAACTGGTCACCTGCGGTCACCAGTTCTGACAGCGTGCCGATCTTTGCCGTATACACATGACCATACAGCTGACGCGCATAGCTCCAGCGACCGCTGGTATCGTTCATCTCGGTCACCAGTGTGTTAACGGAGGCCGTGTCGTTGAACGGCAGGCCGATATAATCAAACGGCTCATCCGCCATTGCAGCCACCGCGCCGGTGAGAACAGGAGAGCCCGTTCCGGCGGTCCCCGTCGCCACGGCAATCTGTACGCCCGCAGGCAGCACTTCGCCCCCACCAAAGCCGTAGTAATTGAGGCTGACAGGAATTTCATTCCCGCAAAGCCCCTTATGACGCGCGGTCAGTGTGACCACGCCAGCCGAAGATGAGGCCGTAAACGGCAGGGCCGGAGCGGCATTGATGGCATCCTGGATACTGCTGGCAATCGTCGTGACGTTATCGCCGTTAGTCACCGGTGCCTGCACGCGGGTACGTCCCACATAAACATTCACCGTGCCGGTTTCGGTTGCCGCCCCGGTCACCGTCAGCGTAACTGTTGCCGCCGCGCCCGTGGATTCAGGAACGGCAATTACATACAGTTCACCAAACGGGTCGGTCTGGCGATAAGCCTCGACCATACGCGCCAGCTGACTTCCCGCACCACAAATCTGGCGTGCATAGTCTGCCGACGGCATCAGCAACAGACTGTTGGCAACAATCTCTGCACCGTTATTGGCATGACCAATCAGCAGCGATGCTCCGCTGTCCTGTGCAGTATTCGCCGCCTGGTTATCCATTTCCGCATAAAACAGCGGAACCAGCGTATTCGACGGAATGGTGTTAAAGCTTATCGTCATCGGTGTTCACCTTTTTATTCACGCGCCGGATATCACCCGCTGCTTCACGGCGCAGCCAGTAGTTGTTCTCGTCAACATTTCGCCCCTCGGCGGGCAAAAGGTCACCGCGGGCAGGGTCAGGCACTGACCGCCCTTTAACAGGTTTCACAAACATGAAGATTCTCAGGAAGGAAGGGTTATTTCGGTGTGATGTTCGATATCGCCGTCAGGCCCGTTACCGGGATCGAGATAATCAACATCAATCGCCAGCGTTCGCAGTTCATCCAGACTGTTCAGGTCATCCTGCTGGCGGGTATCGTCTTCAGTCAGCTCGCTGATGATCGAAAAATCGAACTGATAAATCAGCTCATGACGATTCAGATCCAGCAGCGTGCCGCCGTCATAGTTAATCGGGTTACCGCACTCTTCCGGGTTCCAGCCCAGCAGGGCCTTAAAGAGCATCTGCCGGACATCGTCCACCACATCATACGAAGCAAACTGACCGCGCTCATCACGCCCGTTACTCAGTATGACAACCACGGAGAAGCCCTCTTTCAGCTCCTGCCAGTAGTCGGTCTGGCTTTTGTTTTCTCCCGGAGAATCATCCCCCGGTACCACATACGCCGCCGGGAGTCTCAGCTTTCCGACCTCCGGCAGATTTTTGAACTGTGCCGCGCCTGCCACCCGGTTTTCAAAATACGGGCAGCGGGCACGCAGCGCAGCAATAACAGGCGTCAGTTTCATCTGTGTCGTCGCTCCGGCTTCAGTGATTTACGCAATTCCCGCGCCAGAAAATAGCGTGTCCAGCTGCGGTTCTTTTCAAGAGTTTCCACCATGAAGTTATTACGTGGAGCCAGTCGCCAGCCGCTGCCACCGGATGCACCACGATGATGGCTGCGACGACGCTTTGCCCCTCGCCTCACGCCATAGAACAAAAAAGCCGGATAAAAATCACCGGTGATACGGCGGTTTCCCTCTCCATTACGCTGGTTAGGGGCTATACGTGCCATAAAACCAGGGCGATGTTTACTGGCTCTGGGTACCATGTAACCAATCGAACGAGCCAGGCGTCCGGTCTGATAACCGGGGTTTTCACCCGGTGCCGACCGCGCACGGCGCATCACCAGCCGACGGGCATCACGCATATGACGCTGACCAATCGTGACAAACGCCCGCCGGACACGGGCGCGGTTAAAGCGCATCTCCGCGGGCTGCTGAAAATCAACGTGCAAAAAGGAAGTCGTCATTGTTGCCTCCGTGACTCTGCCTACATTCGCCCAGCTCCGTACACTCCAGCAGCAGAAAGCGCCGCGCCCCGTTCAGATCGCGCTGACGTTTCACCCGGTACACACTGTCACCGCAGACCACCTCATAATCAGCGGTGATCCCCCGGCGGTAACGAATGGTGATGTAATGGGTGATGGCGTCCCCGGTCTGCGCGGTTTCCTGCCAGGTGGTGGCACTGGTCTGGACAACCTTCGCCCATGTCCGGAACGCAACCGGGTATTGAGGCTCCACGCCAAAGTTATCCGCGGGCATATCCACCCGCTGGCGGATCAGGACGCGTTTATTCAGTTCACCGGGGTCCGGCAGAATGTAGGTTGCGCTGGTCTGCGCCTGACGAATTTTCATTGCGGGAAATACCTGTACGGGCCGACAAGCCAGTTAAAGCTCATTGGCAACTCCATTTTCTCAACGTCTGTAACCGACGAGCGATTTTCGTAAAAATGGCTGATAAGCATCAGCATCCCCAGACGAATATCATCCGGCAGGTGCAGCCCGTCCGGATCGCTGTCCGGAATGGTTTCATCCGGAGCATAGAGCTTCCGGTTCAGATACGTTTCCGTCCGCTTTTGCGCCGCACAGGCCAGCAGTTGCAGATGGCGGTCATCAGCATCGAAATCCTCATCCAGCCGGAGTTGGGCTTTAATCTCTTCCATTGTCAGAAGCATACTCAGCCCTCTTTACTGGTCGTGGCTTTTTTCTCTTTTGTCGCTTTACTGCTTTTTGCACTGGTTCCGCGCTCTGCTAACCCGGCCTGAAGTGCAATCTCCTGCACCCGGGCAGGAAGCGCCCCGTCGTCATACTCACCGGCCCGAATGACCTCAACACGCATACCGTCCGGTGACCATTTCAGATCTTGTTTCAGGATCATGATTCTTCACCCGTCAGAACAGGGGGCGCGGTTCCGCGCCCCTGAGTGATTACGCCGCAGCAATCTTCAGCAGTTTGATGGCCTGCGAATCGACCAGCATGCCGCCGGTGCGCTTGGTGGTATAAAAACCGACAAACGGTTTATTGGTGTACGGATCGCGAAGAATGCGGGTACCGATACGGTCAACGATGGTGTAACCCCGTTTGAAGTTACCAAATGCAATGGCTTTCGCATCCGCGGCAATATCCGGCATCTGCTCGTTTTCAGCGATACCGTAACCCGCCAGAGAGGATGGCTGCCCCAGTTCCAGCCCAGGACGCCACAGATAGTTACCCTCGGTGTCTTTCAGCAGACGGATGGCAAACAGGCTGTTGTTGTTCATCATGAACTTCGCGCCAGTGCGGTGTGCCTTACGCAGCGTGTAAATCAGTTTGATAATGGCGTCTGCGGTCACCGCGGTCGCTTCGCCGGATACAATATGCTGAAGTTTGCCGAACGCCCGGACCTTGTCGGTTTCATCAGTGGATTCATACGCCAGGAACCCTTTCGGCTTCTTGGTGCCATCGCCTGAGGTAAAGGCAATTTCTTCCTGTTCGGCAAATTCGGTTGCCAGCTCGCTGTTGATCCAGGCCTCCACGTTGAAGAAGGCATCGTCCAGCATTTTCTGGGTAGCCTGCGGGTTGCCGTAAATTTCCCCCATGAGAGGTTCAATCAGCTCCAGTCTGGAGGTGGCAGTCTGGGATCGCGTATCCGTTTCCCCCACCCATCCGGAAGCCGTACCGCCCAGATTCACCAGTTTTTTGTAGTCGGAACCGCCAACGGTGATCACCGTGGCTTCCTGACGCATCACTACTTCATCTTTCAGCAGGTTAAGAATGTTGCGATCCAGTTCTTCCGGCACGGCGTAGCCACCGTCTTCATCGGTACCCACCTGCAATGCCTTACGCTCCAGATCGCGCAGACCGTCTTCACGGCCCTTACGCAGGAAGCCCACAAACGCCTCTTTATGCTCGGTGGCCAGTTTATTTTGCGCTCCACCAGCCGGACGTTTCAGCTCAAGCAGCTCTTTTTCAAGGTCGCTTTTGAGATTTTCCAGCTCGCTGAGTTTCCCGTTCAGGGTTTCCACCTGCCCGGCAAGCTTGCCTTTTTCCTGCTCAATCGCATCCACGCGCTTGTCGTTCTTTGCTTTGAAGTCGTCAAACTTCTGCTGCAGCTCCTGCGCGACCTGTTCGACATCTTTAATATCAACCGCCATCGTATTTCTCCTGATTAGAAGTTCAGATTTTTCAGTGCATTCAGTGCAGAGCCCACATCCTCAGCGTCGCGCAGGGACAGTGCGCCATAGCCCCCGGCCATGAATGCTTTGGCCTGGGTACGGGAGAGTCCGACATCACGCAGGACTCTTTCGATTTTTTTCTGTTCGGGGATTTCCCCGCGGGCCAGTGCGTTCTTGACGTCGCTGATCCGCGCCTCGTCGTTAGACGGGAACGTCACCAGGCTGACTTCCCAGAGGTCGATTTCTTTCAGCAGAAAGGCTTCTTTGCTCCGGTCGTATTCCCAGTCTTTCAGGACGTACCCAATAGAAAGGCCGGTTAACGAACCGGCCTTCATGTGTGCATGTGCGCGTTTTGCGAGGGGATCATCATCAATAAGCAACCGTCCCCTGACGTAAAGCCCGACATCGTCTTCCTTCATTTCGGTGTAAACACCGATGGGTTCATCCATGCGGTGCTGCCAGAGCAGCGCAGGTAACGCTTTTCTGTCACTCCACGCCCGCAGGGAAGCAGCAAATGCCCCGGACATCACCACATCATCGTGGCTGTCCTTTACACCAAAGACGGAGCCATACCCTTCAAACTCACCGGAGTCACTGACAGATTTCAGACTCAGCGGTACATCAAGACGTTGTTTCGTCTGCATTGGCGTTATCCTTCTGCTTACCGGCTTTACTGCCATCGGAGGGTTTCGTGGTCATGTTCATCGGTGTGAGATAGACATCACCACCGGGACGCGGATTCATATCTTCCAGGTCGCGGCAGTCATTGGGAGAGTAAATTCCCCAGTTGATCCCGGTGGCGTAGGCTTCAAAACGGGACTTCATATCCCCGCGCAGTAACGCCCCGGCGTTAAATTTGGCGTAATAAACGCCCTGCTTACTTTTTCGTACCAGTCCGGTGTTGATCCGCTGTTCGATGCGGGTCAGATACGGCACCAGTGAATAGTTGATAAATCCCAGCCCCAGCTCTTCGATATTGTTGAAGGTGGCGCGATCGGTGTTCTGCACCATGTGCAACGGCACCCGGAACAGACGACAGATTTCTTCAAGCTGAAACTTGCGGGTTTCCAGGAACTGGCTGTCCTCGGCGTTCAGCGCCATCGACTTCCAGTCCAGCCCCATCTCAAGGATCATCGGGCGGTGAGCATTGCCAAGCCCGGTGTGACGCTCCTCAAAATCTTTCTTCAGGCGCTCATAAGCCTGATCTGACAGCGTCTGCTCTGTACGCAACACACCCGACGTCACCGCGCCATTGCTGAACAGTCTGGCCCCGTGCTCTTCGGTCGCTGCCGCCAGCGATATTGCCTCGCGGGCATAGGCGATGGGATTCAGCCCCACCACTCCGTCCAGCGTCAGCGTGCGCACATGCCAGATATCCTCCTGGCTCAGTACATCCGTGGAGCCATCCGGGAATGTGACCTGATAGATCGGCTCCCAGCTACTGTTAAGCTTCGGTACCACACAGCCGGGATCGACGGGCAGCAGTTCAGCCACTTCGCCAAATGCTTTCACTTTGTAGGCGTAAAAGTTTCCCCGCAGGCACAGACAGGTGACCACCAGCTCCCAGAACTCCTGCGGCGTCATATAGCCATTGGGATGCGTGGAGATCAGTTTATGCAGACGTTCGCCGGTGGCTCTCTGCTTCAGGCTGCCGTTCAGGTGATACAGATTGCAGGGCAACATCCCGACCGACTCTGCCAGCACTCTGACGCAGGAAAAAACCGCCGTCAGTCGCATGGCCCGCTGACTGCTGATCTGCTTTCCGGTATAGGTGTCGTAGGACAACCCGATGGCATCCGCCAGCTCTGCTGGCGTGGTCACCGGTGCGTCACTTTTTCGTTGAAATAATCCCGAAAAGAACACTATTTACCTCCACCAACAGACAGCTGTGTACGGTCGAGATATCGCGCTACCAGCCACGACCAGAACAGGCACAACGCCCCGGCAACAACAAACCCCGCCGGGGGATAAATCAGCCAGGCACCATACGCCAGCAAAAGCGCCCCCAGCACGCCCACCAGAGGCGCGAGAATCAGCATGATCATAATTACCTCAGTTAAAGCGAGCGGATCCCATAGGACTCAATGTGGTCAGACAGCGTGTCTTCTTTCTCGTACAGCATGGCTCTGCCAACCGCCATAATCAGCGCAACTGCACCGTCAATTTTGTTTTCCGCCTGCTCTTTGACGGGTTTCACCACATCATCGTTACCCGGAATGGTTTTGCCGACCACATTGCCGATACACCAGGTCATGATGGGATTGCCATCATGATGAAAGCGCCCCGATTCAATTGCCGCTTCCAGCTCTTTCATCGGGTCGGACATGTTGGTGTAGTTCTGAATGATAGTGACGGGATTCAGGTCTTCATCAGCAAGGTCATGTGACAACCCGGTCGCCCCGAAGGGGTCGATGGGTGACTCACTGACCGGGCTGATTTTGTTCGCCGCTTTGGCCTCCTCGAGGATGTAGCGATAATCCACCTCCGCACCATCGGTAACGGTCAGAACGCCCATTTCCACCCATTTCTGAAAGCGTTCGGCTGTCCGGCGATCTTCATTTTTCTCGACGCTGTACACCGTGTCATACGGTACCCAGAAGCGCGGAGCCACACTGTAGTAATGCGTTTTACCGTCAATCTCGCGGGTATAAAGTCGCGCCATGCTGTTCATATCCAGCTTACGCGCCAGGTCAAAGGCCAGAATGCACGGCTGCCCCTCGAACTGCTCAAGGGTCAGTGATTTATCCTCGCAGCTCTGCCAGCTCACCAGGTTGAAATACGCCGAACGCGCCGACACCCAGATATTGAGGTGTTTTGTTTTAAAGACGTTTGCCAGACGGGCGTTATTTTTCGCACGCTGCTGCTGACTTAACAAAAATTCGCGATAAACCGACACGCCAATATTTGGATTGGCTTTTTCCAGCACCTGCGGGTCGGTCCAGTCATCGCCTTCGTCAACGGTATAGATGATCCCGAACAGTTCATCGTTGGGTACCGAACCGTTGAGCATCTCGATAACTTCCCGCCGCTTGTCGTAGCACGGCCCCTCAATGTTGTACCCGGCGGTGGTGATGGCCCACATCAGTGGCTGACGTCGCGCGCCCATCCCGGTAAGCATCGTGGTATAAAGCGCATCGGTGGCGTGCTCGTGATATTCATCCACCACGGCACAGTGGGGTGATGAACCATCACCGGGGTTACCGATCAGCGGTTCAAACCGCGCGCCATCCTCCGGACGGTTCATGTTTGAGGCGTTAACCTCAATCCCGAACGCTTCCGTCAGCATGGGTGTGCGTTTACACATCAGTCGCGCCGGGCGAAAGACTTCCCACGCCTGTTTCTCTGTCGTGGCACCGGAATACACTTCCGCGCCAAACTCGTTATCACAGGCAAAACAATACAGGGCAACACCGGCAGAGATTGCCGATTTGCCGTTCTTACGGGGGATTTCGGTATACACCTCCCTGAAGCGGCGCAGCCGGGAGCCTTTATTGACCCAGCCAAACGCACAGCAGATCACAAAGAGCTGCCACGGTTCCAGCGTGATGGGCATCCTCTTGAATGCCCACTCCCCCTTGGTGTGTGGCAACAGCTGAATAAATTTCGCGGCCCGTTCAGCCAGGTCCTTGTCGAAGCGGTAACGAAACGACTTACTTTTTTCCGCCATCAGGTCATCAAGATGGCGCTGGCAGGCCTGAATCACAAACTGGCAGGCCACAATCTTTCCGCGCACGACATCACGGGCATACTGATTGGCAGCATTTACGTTGGGGTAAGATTTCCGGCTCATGATTCGATGATTTTCAGAAACGGGTTAGTGGCTTTCTTCTGCCCCGCCAGGCCAATCAGACGCTGGCGGCTGCTGGGGTCGAGTCCGAGCATTGCCCCCGTGCTGCTCATCTCGGACTCCTGTTCTTTCTTGGCGGTCAGCTCCGGATTTTTGACCATGCCACCCATTGCACCGGTGATGGTGTTGCCCTGTCTGGCAATATTTTTCACGGCACGCCGCCAGAACTCGTAGGCCACGCACCACCGCTCAAGCACCGCGAGGTCAGTCACGCACAGCAGGCCCTGACCGCAGAGTTCTTTGGTTGTCAGTTGCCACATGATCGTGGCGAGAGGGAGATCTTCTTCAGCGAACCACTCCGGTGGCTCAACACCTTTGATGGGCGTAAAAACAGGTTCATCTTTATTCAGGGCTCGCTTGCCGGGGTTTCCGGCCAGCGCCTTGCGCGCCGTTGGCTTGGGGCGACGCCCGGAACGCCCCGCCGTTCCAGCCATATGCGGCACTCCTGGTTAAATTTCATTTTTCGCGGGTATAAAAAAACGATGGGGCGGGCAGTCCGGAAGACGTCAGGTCACAGAGATTTGACCCGCCCCTCCCCTCAGACAGTTGAGAGGTATTATCACTTAAGCCGTTCACGGGCCGTCTTCGCCTTATGACACGGCCAGCACAGACTCTGCAGATTACTGTCAGCATCAGTGCCGCCATGTGCTTTAGGGATGATGTGGTCAACGGTTTTCGCTTCACGCGCCACACCAGCACGCAGACATAACAGACACAGGCCTTTGTCACGCTTCAGGACACGCACCCGGATACCGTCCCACTTCGAACCATAACCACGCTGATGGCGGGACTGGCCCGGCTTGTATTGCTTCCAGCCTTCACTTTTGTGGCTTTCGCAATAGCCTGACGGGTCAGTCGTGGTATGGCGGCAACCGCGGACGCGGCAGGCTTTTGGTGTTCGTGGTGGCATTGTAAGATTCTCTTCGGTAGTGTATATGCAATAAACAAATGACCTGTATGAGATCTCATTCTGGATAGATAATGAGTGACCATCACAAACCTAAGGTTGTAAATGTTACTTTGAAATCAACTTAAAATTGGTGGACATCAAATGAGTAAAGACAAAAATGCACCTTCTCTGCCCTCTACAGGGATTTATATTGAAAAGGGTTTTGGAAATCAGCTTTCTAACATAACATCGGTAGGATATGACGTAGGCATTCGCTTCGATGAAGCTTACAATAATAAGTTTTCTTCAGTTCAAGTTATCAGCTTAGACGCGCTAACTGTGTTAGAACAAACTAAAATTCAATTATTAAACTTGAACATTGATGAAAAATTAAAAAATGAAATTAATAACAAACTTGACGAAATTAAAACGGCTCCATCTAAAGAGAGCGCCTCAAACTCATACATTAAATTAATGTCATCACTATCAGATCATGTCACTGTTCTTACGCCACTCTGGCCGCATTTATGTACATTAGCTGGTAGCCTCATTGCGTAACATTATCGCAGGTACTCGGTGAATGCCTGCTGTAATGCCTGCCACACTCTCGCAGTGGCCGCGCTCATGCCCTTGAGACCATGTGTCAGGGGTATCTCGTGAATCCCTCACCACTAACCGAAAGCTGACCGGCGATCAACCTGGGGCACCAGCGCGCTTCTTCCCGTTAACCCTCACCAGCGCGCTATCAGCTTTTTACCTGAAACTGGCTACCAGCAACTTTGGGTATTCGGGGCAGCGTAATTACTGCTGCATTGGCACTACTTGCCGCGGTCTTTCCGCTTTACAGCTTTATGGCCAGCTCCTCTCTGCCTCAATTTTATGAATATCAGCTTTATCCCTATTACAGGCAGCCAGAGCCGACAACAGACTCACATTCAAATCCAAGCTTCCACCGTAGGTCAATGGATCAGGAATAACCGGTTGAGGGGTTTCAGCGGTTAGGTTCGCCGGTAGTGGTACCGCCGGAACTGGCTCGTAAACTGTCCGCGTACTTCCGCAACCGGTCAGCAGCGGTAGCAGGCACAGGACGTGAAGCGCAATCATCATTCGCAATAGCCACTTTGATATCTTCCTGGGTTCTCTGTGACTCCAGTGCGATCTGCTGTTTTGCATGCTGGTTAGCCTCCAGTACTGTATTGACGATTTGCAGTGATTGCAGGATGTTATTGGTAATGGCAGTTGCCAATTTGGCATTTTGTACAGCCTCATCAGCACGTTTCTTTTCGTACTGATATTTGCTGTAGTAGTGGTTGGCTGACCAGATGAAAGAACCAATGACAGTAACGAAGAAAGCAGAGATAACCAGCTTATAGCTCAACTTCATTTACCACCCCACCAGCCTCTTTAAACCGGGAAATCAGGTCGCCAATTTTATGTTCATACTGACCGTAACCTGCACCAGGTAAAGACGCCCAGATATTGCTGCAACGGTCGATTGCCTGACGAATATTGCCGCGATCAATCATCGGTAAAGCGCCACGCTCTTTAATCTGCTGTAATGCCACTGAGTCCTGGCTTCTGGGAGAGAAGTCTTTCAGCCCAAGCTGCTTGCGGTAAGCATCCCACCAACGTGAAAGAAGTTGATAACGGCCTGCAGCTGTTGATTTGAGTTTCGGGTTTAGCGTGACAAGTTTGCGAGGGTGATCGGAGTAATCAGTGAAGAGTTCGCCACCGACAATAACGTCATAACCGTGGTTACGTGTCGGTTGTCGCCCGTTATCCGTTCCTTCTGACCATGCCACCATATCCAGGAAAGCTTTACGCTGGGAATTTAGTACCTGCATAAATTACTCCTTAGAGCCACCAAACTTGTTACCGATTACTCTCATTGCAGCCCCACGAATAGCATCGACACCGATCAACCCAACGCCACCACCAATGGCAACAGAAAGCGATTTAGGCCATCCGACATACTCAAGAGCGGATGCAAAAGTCAGCGTCAGAGCGCCGCAGAGCAAAATCTCGAGCGTTTTTCGCTTCCAGCCACCACCACCGCCAAAATAGGCGATGCGCAAACCAGCCATAACGATCGACATAATCACTGCACCCAGCGGTGTGTCTCCACGCCACCAGCTCTGAAACAACTCCAGCCAGTCCGGCCAGGTATTTGGGTTATGAGGCATTTCGTCATCTCTCACCTCGCGATATTTGCGGGTGCTGTGTTGGAAATAAAAAGGCCACGCAACGTGGCCACCAGAATTATTTCCCCACCAGTTCACTTACCTCTTTCACCGTCTGATTAAACCGCTCTGACTCAAGTTCAACACCTAACGCCCGACGCCCCAGCGCCATTGCTGCTTTTATTGTGGAACCTGATCCCATAAAGAAATCAGCAACCAGATCACCTGGTCGACTACTGGCATTGATTATTTGCCGGAGCATATCCGCCGGTTTCTCGCACGGATGTTTACCCGGGTAGAACTGAACGGGCTTATGCGTCCTGACATCGGTATAAGGCACGGAGACTGATACGGAGAAATAGCGCCGGAGAGATTTAAACTCATCCAGCAATTCAGAAGATTTGCAATTCAGTGAATCATGAGATACCACCAACTGGTGGTAGGATTGTCTCAACTAGTGAGCTTTATACATTTAAGTGCGATGCACAGATAATAACCACGCCAATGGAATATCACACACAAAATTGATAGAACACTAACAATAAGCCATGAAATAATTCACGATTTATTTTTACAATGGATAAGTAGCAAAGTAGTGAATGTGAATAACGGCTAACTAAGATGAAACAAAAAGCCCCACAATCTGTGGGGCTCCTTCGCGACTTATAGTAAAATAATCGATTCTCTAGCTGAAAAAATCTTTAAAAATTATCAGCAATACGCAAGTTTTTTACCGTCATCCGGTACTAGTTTGATCACTACACCAGGATTCTTACGCTCTAACATCTGAGTTTGACTCCATGTAATACCAAAGGTTTCCATTGGAGATGCATTGCCAGCAAAGAGTTCGGCGACGACTTTAGCTGCCTCAATCTCTATCTGCTCATGATGTTTCATAAAAATCCCCTTGTTCAGCACTAAGCTGTAGTTGCTTCTTTGAAGCATAAAGGCAACAAAGTTTGTTACCTGAAGATGTATAAAGTAAAGCGTAGTACATTTTGTGTGTGCTTTGTGTGGATCCAGATTGCATCAACTAAAAGAGGTTTTCAATACTTTTGTAATGATTCTGGAGAAATTAAGAATCTAACTCACACTGATTGGTTAGGTAAAACACTCCTAAGCACCATTGCGCAACCACCTCGTTCGTAATCAGCAATGTACTCAAAACCACTTTCAGTATAGTATCTTATTGCCCCATCAACTGGACTAACTAAAGCTATCGAATCAATAGATTCACCCTGAAGGTTCAGAAATCGTGCATATGCAGAGAAGCAATCCAAAACGATACCAAGCATCTGATGGTCTAGGTCTTCATGTGCATCATTACGTTTTTCCATCCAGCAAATATGCACCGCATTTTTCGGCTTACAGTAACACCCAAATGCAAATCCAATAGGCTCCCCACGATAATAAACAACTAGTTTTATCGGGTGTTCTTCCATCATATCCATAAACACTCGCGACTTTAGTCCGGGATCCCACCGCAGTTTATTGTTCGCCTTGAGGAACTCCATATCTTTTAGTACCAGCTCGTCGGCATATACGAGCCCTAACGACTTATGAGGGAAGCGCCCTTTTAAATACTCTGCAACATTTTTAAATACTGCTGTTTGGAAGGCTTGAAACATCATGTCGATCCAGACGAGACGAAAGTTTAAATTCTACCTACTCGCCGAATACCATTTCAATGCCACACATCTAAAATTCCGAAAAAAAACCCGCACATCAGCGGGTTTTCTACTTTTTATTAAAGCCGGACACACAATGCCCATCATTGAGAAAACATTATCCATTTTTTTTGAAAAATGCAAGCATCATGTCGCCATTTTCGTCGAAAATCATTCATCTCGTCACTTTCCTCAATTGTGTCTCAGCATACGCTTCTTCCTGCCAGCACTTTGTAACCAGTTTATCAATGACATTTGCATATCCTTTGTACCACTGATAATCAGTCAGGTCCGGTACCAGCTTCTGGACATGATGCCGCGCCAGTGTTGTTGGTAAACGACTAAACCGTTTTCCATTGCAACGCCCACAAATCTTATAAACAGGTGTGCCATGAAGCCGGGTCCTTTTTTCATCCAGGACAATACCTTTACCCTTACACCCTCTGCACGCTGTGCTGACTTCTCCCTTACCATGACAATGCTGACATAGTTCCTTCACCCACTCTTCCTTGATAACAGATTCCCCGCTTCTGGAGTGCTTCACCACTTCGCGCAATACATTCTGAAATCCAGTACCAGCACAATGCTCACAGCGAGCCTTACTTGCCGCAGACCTGGAATAATCAGCAAAGGCAAAATTCACAAGGTAAGGGATGATCTGTAACCGGATTTCTTCACTCAATTTGTTCAATGTCGGGTTATCCAGTGCCATCGCGTAATTGAGCAGACCTTCAATCGCAAACTGAGGATCCTGAACGCCAACTTTTGCCAGGAATAAGGCAAACCCAAGCGGTGCTTTCGACTGCACCATCCCCTGTGCAGCCATCACATCCGTAATCGTTAAACCACCTGAGCCTGTCGCCGGTGCGTCATCACTCAATTTTGGAGATTTTGGGGAGTAATATTTTGGTAAGGCTTCAAAGTTCATGCTCGTTCTCCACTTACGCCAGTACGCCTATTGCCAGCGCACGATCGATAAAACGAAATATCAGCTCCAGCTGGGAGCCATACTTCTCTTCAAATGCCACGGTATCCGCATGCAGCTCGTCGTGATGCTTTCTGCACAAAGGCAACACAAAGAGGTCATGCGCTTTTGTACCCATTCCACCCTG